GGTTATTTTCTGTAAAGATTTTACATTTTACCTCTCCGCCGATTCCCGTTTGAGCCTTCACACCGTAGAGATATCCGTAAACAACATAGTTTTCCACTCTTGCATGAACTATTTTTCCAAATGCATCAAGGAGAAAAACGTAGTATTTGCCAAGCTGTGTTTTTGATCCGGCATCGAAATTAATTTCAAAACGGTTACCTGATATAACAATATAATCGTCGCCTTTGTCCCATATCACCATCGTGTTGTTGAGATCCTCGAGCGCATCTTCGCTGATTCCTTCGATTTTCACGCCGTCATGCTGTTCAAATGCCGCTCCGATTCCTTGTGCAGAGATCTTGATATATGTCGTAACCACCGTTACCCACATGTTTGTAGATGAGGAGTATTGCTTAAGAACATGCGGTGTTGACGAAGAATCGACCCACAATGCACCGTTCTTTGGATTTGATGGTTTTGTGTTGCTCGCAGAATAATTTTCGTAAAGGCTTCCGTCAATCTTGCACATCTCGAATGACACATCAACAGACGCCTTGTCCTTGTTGAACACAGCATCAATATCTCCGTATTGCGACGGATCGGTGCTATTGACCCATTTCTTTGATAAGATGTTACCGTTGGCATCTCTCGCAATGATAATCACATACGCGCCCATTGATACAACCTCAGTTCTGCTTGCATCATGGTCAGAAATCCCTAAAAAGAGCGATGATTTCCCGTCAAAGACAAACTCGGATTTATTTATATACCCAAGAGCATCCTTAGATATTAAGCAAGAAGCAAGGCAATCACGCTTGTATAATCCTCGTCTTGCGCGCGGCGTCAGCACCGGATAGTTGGCGGATGAGAGATTCTTCATGTCGAAGAACTCGTTGTCGCCTATGCGGAGGTTGTGGTTATACCCACGGAACTCGTCAATCACCTGTCGAGTTGTTCGGTTTTCCTTTAACTTGGGGAGTATCATGGTCATCCCTCCTTAAAAGAATTTGAGCTTGTGCTCTTTCGGCATATGATTGCGGATATACCATCTTTCAAATTCCGAGTATGCGGTGTTATACATAGCAACACTGTTGTTATATTTGGAAAGTTCCTGGTTCCAGTAATCGATTTGTGCTTGCAACCAATAGACATACATCTCATCATACGGAGCAGGAACAAGAAGTTCTGTTTCAAGATCGGTCTCTGCGTTATAGCCTTCAAAAGAAACATTCTCAGAGCCGACAAACTTATCGATGATGTTCTGTTTTACAGTGCCGTCCAAATTGGAAAGCCATCGGATTTTGTCTCCTAGATTATAGCTATTCGGCATGAGCGCATCGATCTTATTGATGGCTTCGATTATTTTCATACGACACCTCCTAGATTCTAAAAATGGGGACACCGCAATGTCCCCATTTTGCTTTAGTTGAGTTCATCGTCTCCGGTTTTACCCGCAGCCGCATTTTCATACTCAAGAGCTTCCTTGAGCATATCTTCTTGATGTTGAAGCACCTCAACAACGCATTGAGGAACTTCAACCTCGACACCTCTCTTAATCTGCATAGCCTTGCCGTTCACGCTCACCCACACATCGTCCTTCTCGGTACGAGTGAGAGGCAGTTTGATCTTCACAGCAGGTTGACCCTTGAAGATGCCTTTCTTGATCTTTTTGACTTCAGGCTTATCGGTTTCAGCCGCTTTGGTTTCAGCCGCTTTGGTTTCTTTAGACATAGTAGTTGTCCTCCTAAAATGATGTTGGGGAGGGAGGAGCCCTCCCTCCCCGTGGATTCAGATGACCTTAGTTGGCTTCAGCATCATCGCTGAGTTCAGACTTACACTCAACGCGGATCAGGTACGCATCGAGCAGAATCTCTGCCGTCTTGATAGCCTTCCAGCCGATAGACGCTCTCTGATCAAGAGCATCCGCAACGCCGGAGCTGCCAAGCTGCTTGATGATGGTGCGAAGACCGCCGCCTTCAATCTCGGTTACGCCGTAAGCGTTCGCGCCAAGGAAGATACAGCCGAACACGCCGCCCTCATAGATCTTTGCCTCAGAGGACTCAACGAATCTCACGCCGCCCATCTTGCCGAGCTCACCCTCGAAGAGAGCGGTGGAATCAGCATATTTGTGTGCCTCGATCCATTCAGGGTCGTTCTGAAGGTCATAGGACACAAAAGGATGGATGATGGCGGCATAGGAGCCGTCAATCTTGGGAGCGTTGACCTTCTTGAGGTACGCGGCGATTCTCTTGACGAGCTTGCAAGTCATCTTGCAGGTGTTATCAAGATCGCCTCTGGAGGTTACCTCAGTGCCGTCTGCTTTGGGAGCATAAAACACGTTAGTGCCGCTCTGCAGAACGTTGCGGGTGATGGTGTCCAGAGTCAGTCCGGCTTGGTTGCCGATCACCTTGACACCTTCAACAACAACAGGATCGATGGCGGTCAGATCCAGAATGTCGGAATACACGACATAGTCGCCATACTGAGCGACCTCCGCTTCTTTGGTGGACACAGACAGGCTCTTGCCGTCAGGCGTGACACCTTCGGTCAGCGGAGTCAGAGCCTTGGGAAGTGCCGCGAACTTGCGGAATTCGATTTTCTTACCACCATTCTTCGGAATCGGACGCTTCTGCGCGAACTGATCGTGGATCAGATTCGGCTGTGCTTCGACAAGAAGGGTCTTGTCGTAGAAGGTCTTATTCTCTGCGGAAAGACCGGGAGACAGCGTGGTATTGGTGTTCATTTCAGCGAAAAGCTGAAGATTGATGTGCATAGTTTTCATGATCATTCTCCTTCTTCTTTGTTTTCAAGGAGAATCGGATGTTGTAGATTTACTTCTTGGTGAAGTCAATCCGTTCTCCTCGTGAAATTCTCCTCTGAAAATCGAGGATTTGGTCTCTTGAGAGCTGTGACACATCGCGCTCATGAACCGATGCACTTTGAGATGCCATTCCGTTTTCGGACGGTCGTGACCCGTTGGCGGCAATCTTCGCTGTTACTTTCTGCTCGGCAGTTTTGGCCGCAAACTGCATCGCCGCAGGAAGGATCTCATCCTTGTGAACGACTTCATAGGCAGTCCTCACATCTACGGAAGGGATGCGAAGAAGATCAACGAATCGTTGGTTTCTCATCTCTGTTTCAAGGTCAAAGGACGGATAGATTGCCTTGAGAGACTCGGCTTGCTGCATCCAAGAAGCGTACAGTTCTCCTGCCTTTTTCTTGTTTTCAACCTCTGCCATTTGTCTCTTGAGATCGGCATTCTCACGTTCCATCCTTCGGATATCCTTGAGTTGCTCAACGGTGATGCCCTTTTCGAGAGCTTCATCCTCCCAGTATGTATCGTCCTCTTCGATTGCCGCACTCAAAGCGGCGGCATCAGCAGGATCAACGCCATACTTCTTGCCGAGCAGCTCAAGCATCGGAGAAAGCGCCTCATACTTTTCAACAGTCTCTTTCGTGCCTTTGAGCCTCTTTTGAACGGTATTCTGCACACGAGCATCGTAGAGATCCTTATACTCGCCCTTGATAAGCTTGTTGAACTCGGCTTCTCTGTCGATGTTTCGCGCCGTGACGCCGTCCGCATCGGTCACCTGTACTTGCTGATGGTTGGCGGCACCATCTGTTACGCCCATTTCTCCTCCGACTGCAGTGCCACCATCTCCACCGCCGCCCTCGGCAAACAGTTGGAGATTGAGCCTTCGGAATACATTTTTGCTTGTCATAAGCAATGTCCTTTCTGCCCGTCACGTGGGCGACCCGATATATGGAAAGGCTTTATGCCTAACCGAACTTGGTAAGGGATACAAATTGTGGATAGTTGAACGCAAGCAATTCGTATCCTACAGCAGCCACATAGAAGGCATACCGTATCTCGTCATCGGTATCCTTATTAGGCTTGCATCGGATCACAGCGTTACCGTGATCCAACTTGATGATTGGAGGCTCTTCAAAGCCATCCCTTCGATAGATGCTGTCAGCAATTTGTGCAACCGTGTAGCCGAGAATAGAAGCGGCAGAGCATATGATATCGTGTCCGCTCTCGGCAGCTCCTGCGTGTCCCTTGACTTCGAGACCGATTTCGTCATCTTTCACGCTGAAAATGACATCAATCATGTGATAGCCTCCTTATGTAGGCGATGTAGACTCAGCCACACGTTGTCTTGCCTTCTTGGTATTGGCGGCTTCACCGCCTTCCGTGCCTCCGAGAGCCTCTGTCTCTTCGACATTCTTGGCGGTTTCCGCGCCGCCACCCATCGGTGCAGCAGGTGCTTCCATGCCGAATTGAGCAGCCATAGCAGGTGCGATCTCGTTCGTGCCACGACTCTGATCGACCATCTTTGCAAGCATCATCATCTGCTGTTGCATAGCAAGCATCTGCTGATACATCGTTCCGTTCTGTGCGATCTTCTGCATGATGAACTCTTTTCGGTCGAAGTCCATCATATCGAGGCAAGCGAGAGCCTGATCCGCAAGTTGAGGATTGAAGAATCCTGCGCCGAAGAACTGTAGTGCAAGCTCGTTCTGACTCATCTTGCTGTATGGAGACTGCTTCTGAGCGGTGATCTCGATATCGAACATCGGCACACGATATCCCATGTCCACACCGAAGTCGTTGCCTTGCATCTGAGGCTGAATATTCACATTGGAATACTTAATATATTCCATCGCACCATTCTCGCCCATGATGCGGAAGCAACGAGGGAGGTCGTAGAATTGACGGATCAGTTCTATAATCATCACGCAGATCTTGCGGAAGGCTCTGTAAGATGCCTTGCTGTTGTCACGCGACAATTTGCTTCCTGCCTCTTGCATAGCAGCGATAGCAGAAGCGGCGGTTACACCCGATGTAGTCCCTCCTGTGGAGATGTCGCGGTTTCCCGTTGTCTCCTTGAGCTCATCGATCTTATTGTTCAGGCACTCAACATAAACCGCATTGAGCGGTTGCGCTTGCACCTGCATGATGGAGTCCTGACCGAGATTGCCGTCAACATGGATGATGTCCTTGCTGAGATCGGCAAACTCTTCCTCATTGACACCGCCATCTACGCGGGAGAAGTATCTCGGACGGGCATTTGCAAGCATATTTCGCATGATCGCTTGGTTGCCTCGGTCTATGTACGACTGAGCATCTTTGCCGATGTCAATGTAACCGAATCCCGCAGGTGTACCTTCCACGGTGTACAGAGGGTCGAAGACGAAGGGATACATCCCGTGGTCGTACCATCCTCTTTCAGCAAAAGCGGGATCGTTTTCGGTGGCATACAATACAATATCGTTGACGAACTTGCAATAATGCAACACTGTCTTGCCGCCGACCATCTTCTTGTAGTACCAATCGATGACAGCGGACTTGCCGCTTGTATCAACGGTGTCATCGTATGCGTATTTGCTGATATCAATTGAAGATGAGCTAAGCCGACCGGAAAGCTGAGGATACATCGCCGCAAGATTATCGTTGTCGGCAAGCTCCACATGGAACAGATTTTTCGACCGTTGGATGTCTGTGATTCCCGGCTCCCAAAAGAGGTTGATAAGATCGATTTTATGAATGGCAATATCGCCGATGCCATTCATCTTCGATTTGTCCCAAAACACACCGTAAACACCGGTGCCGCTTTTCAGCTTGTATGTCCACACATCCGAATATGTGGTCTCAAAGTCATTCTGATCCAGCACAACAGGAATGATCGAGGTAAGCATTTTTGCCTCTTCTCTGTCGCCTTCTTCGCGGGGAAGGATGTTTGGAGCTGGGAAGTTGTCCATTGCGTCCGCATGCTTATTGGCAATGCAATTAAACAACCACGCCGATGTAGGCTGAATGTCATTCTTGGCATCGCGCATGCATTCCCAATGACGCATTTTGTACCAATTCTCATTGTCGATGATTCGTTTCTCGAGGTTGGTCTTGCCGGACTTGTATTTCAAAAGAGTCTGATAGGCTTCCTTGACTTGTTTTTCGTCAATAGCCTTCATAGGAGTATCCATGCCGTTCACAGCATTGGAATCGACCATAACGGCATCATTCTGTTGTAAGGGCATATCTTAACCTCCATCTTTGATGATCATTTTTGAAATGTGCCGTCTTCCTTGCACATCCTCTTTGGGGATGTCAAGGAAGAGACTCATGGGATTGGTTGTTTCATACTCATCAGGATTTTTGGCGATTCTCGGCGATATCGGACGGGACATGAGGAAATATCTCCACGCATCGGCGATGTGATCCTCCTGCGATGTGTCGATATCCTCAACCTTGTGGTCATCGTATTGAAGAAGAGGAATCGTTCTGATGAAGTTTTTGCAGTTCTTGAACACATAGAACATCGGGAAGCCGTTCTCATCGAACGCGAGGTAATAATGGCACTGCATCCACCCTGCGAGGCGCTTATTATCGCCCTTCGTGAAGAACACCTGATGCTTGGCTGCTGTCTCGGCTATGGACTCGCCAGTCTCGGCATCCCATATAGCAGGGTCAGCCACGCCGGTAATCTTCTTACCCTTCAGCCACCGATGCTCTGTCTCGATGCGGTGGATCTCCGCGAACACTTGAGGCGGTGTCCACTTGACGCCCTCATTGGGAGTCTTGGTGCAACCATACAGCTCAAGGATGTGGTACACCACGCCGTCATAGTCCACAGCAAACCACATACATGAGAATGGCTTGTTGTAACCCCAGTCGAACGAGCGGTATATCTTCCACCCTTCGGGGATCTCAAAAGGCTCAATCACATTCGTCCATGTGCGGTCAGCATAGTAGTCAGGACGGTCAACGAAGTCCTCGAAGAACTGTCCTTCATACACGTTCCAGTCTCCCTCAAGCCATGCCTTACGGAGCTTGGGAGGGAGAGCTTCAAGTTCTGCCTTATACTCAGGAGACATCTCCATCAGCACCTTGTTATCAGTGACAAGAGCCTGTGTGAAGCTGTAGTTCTCAGGAATCTCAGCATCCTCATATACTCTGTCGATGAATAGTCTCTTGATGTAGTTATGTGAAACGCCGCCCGGATTGCAAGTGTAATATGTACGCTTAGGCAGTCCATTAGGTTGACGGACTGCAAGGTTGATCTTCTTGATCCATGACTCTTGGAGCTGTGTTGCCTCGTCGAAGAAGATGACATCATACTCAGCACCTTGATACTGGTCTAGGTCGCCATCGTTGTTACAGTAACCAAACCATATGGTAGAGCCATTTGTGAATGTGAACACCTTCTCAGTCTTGTTGTATCGTGCCACCTCAGAAGGTATCATGTTCTGTAGAGGAATGATGTGGTTGTTGGTCAGTTCCTTATAGGTCTTACGGACGATCAATATCTTGATTCCTGCCCATGCAAGGCACAGGAGAATAGACTTGACACGCACCGCCCATGATTTACCGCCACCTCGTGCGCCTCCGTATGCAACATGGCGATGGAGATCGGCAAGGAACAGCTTTTGCTTCTCGTTTGGCTCAGGGATTCGTATCTCTACTTTCGCCATGAGGAATCCCCTCCCTCGATAACGACCGTGATCTCACTGCCACCGGTGTCATTGTTGGCTTCAGCGTCCTTCTTGAGCTTGGCGATACGTGCTTCCTGTTCGCGTTTATCCAACTCAGAACGAAGCATTTTAACTTCCTTGACATCCCTGAGAGCAGCGGCCACTTGTTGCAAACCTCGGCGATCAACGATGCTGTGTGCTTCAATCAGTTTCTCTTCCTCGTGAATTGTTTCCTTTGTCGGCTTATCAGGTCTCAGTTCATTGTTGTACTCAATGATTTTGGTCTTCTCCGTGTGCTTAAATAGCTGAAGGTCAATCTCTTCAATTGCCCTCTCGATCTTATCGAGGAGCTTATCCGCAAGACTATCAACACGAGCCATCGTATCGGCTTTTTTTTCGCTGATTTTGTCGAGTGCTTTTGTTACGGTTTTGTTCTCGTGTTGTTCTCGGAGAGCTATCCAGCCTTCTTCCTGAGACCTACGGCATATTGCTTGATATCCGACCCCATGCTTTTCAGCCAATTTGCGGTAGGAAGTGCCTCCCGCGATATATTCGGCTTTGATTGTTTTCCAGTCGATACAACTCACAGAACGCTCCTCCCTTGTATGATATATTCAATCTACACCCATTCTTCTTTTTATGTATCCCCCCCTAAAAAGGAAAAGAGAGGCATTCGCCTCTCATGTCTCCAGTATTCTGACACCGTGAATATACAGCATCAGTTTTCGCTTGATGGTATACTTGGCATATGTTGCGCTCTTGGGGTCACGGTGACCCTTGACATCCTCGACAATCTGCTTGCCGGAAGCATTGTCTGTGTATACAAAGTCGGCATAGTACGATAACTCCTTCTCGATCAGCTTGCCTTTTTTGATGCCGCCACGCTTGCCTATGATATCAGGCTCACGTTGTGTAGGGATCAAGACATATTTGACCTGCGTCTGAAGGTCACTGATAATACCTGCTCTTTCAAGAGCACGAAGGTATGCGGATCTTTGCATCTCCTTGACGCTGTCATATTCCTTGCCGTCATATCCGCGCACTCTCTTATTTCCGCATTTTGTACTCATAGGATCTCACCCCATTTTCGGTAGAGCATCTGTGCAACAGGACATTTCTTATAATCGCCGCAGCACCGAGCTCTCTCATAATCCTTGCGGTCATTGGGATTGCCGAACGCCATGTGGATTGTTGCATCCTCTTGCACGCCCTCGCATACAATCTTGTGCCGCTCATAATAGCGATAGAATGGGCATAGTGCCATCGGAGACACATTGTGCTTCATGTAGCCCTCCTAAAGCGTTTCAGACAGCAGTCTTCGCAAAGCTCATCGTCATCTACATCGTAAACCTCATCAATCTCATCGTGGCATTCGTCGCAATAGATCACGGGAACGTTCTTGTTCGGGCATGAATTACCCATGCAAGGAAGTCCACAGTCCACGCATTGATCCTCATATCTAACCATCGTTACCGCCTCCTATAGCTTTATATCCTCCGCTGATCAGCATCTTGTCCGTAACTACACTGTAGTCGATGTAATCGTCCCCGCCCCGGGCAAATACGGCCGTCTTGTCCGCAACCCAGCGACACCGCTTGACATAGTCAGAGTCATAACGAATGCTTGCATATGTAAGTGCATCGCCGGTTGCTTTGTAGTGAATATGCCGCAACTCATCAACCATCTCAGCCACGGTGGGTGGAAATTTGAATCGCCGCCTGTACCGTTCAAACGCCATCTCCATAATGGCATACGGTGTATGCGGAAAGGTGGATTCCCACATGGCGACCGTAGCATTGAGCGATCCCTCATCCATATCTTTATACGATGTGGGATACGCCACCTTGATGAGAGCAAGCAGCTTAATCGCTTCCGCTCTGGTCATCCGTTCTCACTCTCCTTTTTGCGGTATTCGTTCAGAGAGGGATGATGGACGCACGTCCACATCGCACACAGCATGTTCCAAACAAATGCCCGGTCGTGCCGTTCATCTGTATCACCGCGCAGGTATTTGAGGTAGTGTCTGACGCCGCTGTCGATGTACCGCTTAACCGGGATTCCCTTTTCCCAGTTCCGATCACCGTACTTCTTGGCACCTTCCTCAAAATGCACCGCAACTTCGAGCATCAAATCTGCTATGCCTTTGTACCCGGCAAAACGCTTGAACAGATGAATGGCATCATGGAGATGTTGCGGCTCTCCGTCCTTTTGAAACTCATGCACAGCATAAAGAGCCGGTCCCGCTTTTTCCAGTAACGGCGCCACGATATCGAGCGGGAGCAGATCGCACCGACCTTTGCCTTCTTGGATATCCCGTACCGCGCCGGTCTCGAATTCCGTGCGGTTTCCGCTGTCAACAATCATTCGCCTTCACGCTCCTTCAATGCCTGTTCCGCTTCTTCGCGGGTAAGGAATACGGTTTTGCCGATCAGTTGGTCTGCTTTGTCTTTTGTTGTCAACCTACCGAAGAATGGATAGTACCCTGCAACTGTTATCCATTCCATAGGCTCGGTATGTATGTTATATTCAAGTTTTTCAATCTCGCCCACGACAACTTTGTCAGTTGTGCCGTCAACGATATACACCGTATCGCCCACGTTGCAAGGCGGCACGATCACGCCGTTGGCGATAAGATCATCTGTAATGTTTTCGGCAAGCATACAGCTCTTGTCGATATGCTTCATAAGGCTTGCCTTTACCAGCTCAATCAACCGTTCACGCATCATCCTCACACCTTTCACTTAAAAGTTTTGTCTTCATCTCATCGTCAATCATATTGGCGATTGTCGAAACCGTTTCGCCAATAAACACCGCTGCGCCGCCGTCGATCACCATTGCCGCGCCCTCGATATTGCCAATCAACCGCATCATATCGCTGTACTTTTTAATATCCATCATCCGTCACCGTCCTTTCTTAGCAACATTCGTGACAATATCCATCTGGCTCAGTGTTTCGTCCCCAATGAGCGCAGTACAGAACATTGCCGTTGGAGTATTCTTCGCAGTTGCCGCAATCCCGACACCGCACCACTTCAACGGCATCCACGGTGGTGGCTTTGTCAAGCAATCTCAAAAAATACCGTTCAGCATCTTCGACTGTAACCATGCCGCAATCGTCAGCATTCGGCATAAGGTTTCGCTGTACTTGCAATGCAACCCCACGCGCATCAATCAACCTCGGCATTTGTATCACCTCTTACGTGTTTTGAATAATAATCCGCAATTGCTTCATGCAAAGCAGAAAGTTCGCCGTCTTGCTTTTCACCGTTTCTTCTATTCCACAATTCTGTTACGTCATCCTCGGCTTCTTCTTGTGTAACAAACACGTTTTGTTCGCCTCTGTAAAATATATATTTACAATCGAACAGAACCAATCTTGTTCGCGCCTTACATTCGGCACACACAACACAGACTGCAGAGTCCGTATAAACTGACTGAAAATGCATTTCAGCTTCACCACCACAAAACGGACACGGTTTCAATTCAGCCATCACGACACCCCTTCTACATAACACCAACTTTGCGGCGGTCGTGTTATTCTCAACGCTTCGTTGTGGCATTGTTCCTCAAATTCGTTATACATTGCACACTCTTCGCAGTAAAGGTCATTTTCACAAGGCTTCATAAACTCGCTCAATTCTTTCGGCTTGTCGTAGATTACAAGATCGGAAATGTGCCAGCCGTAAACCTCTTTCCCGTTTGAATATTTCAAACATCTTCTCTTGGAACACACGACATTTGTTCAGCTACATCTGCGTTTGCCATTTCACAATGGCTTAAAACGTAATCGCATATAAACTCGCCTATGACTTTGCCGCTATATTTCCCTTGAAAATATCCGTTGCCGCTTCTGTCAAACTTTTGTGTGCAATAGATATAAGCCTTAAAAGGTGTTTCACAATTCGGCTTTGACTTTCGCAACTCCAAACGCTTCTTGTAAAGCGGTCTGCGGTTGTCATAGCCCAAAAATTTGCATATCAATCCACACCATTTCGGCTGTATGCTTATCAATACAGACTTCATCACGCATCACCCTTTCCATTCAGTTTTTCGTGATATTCGCGTTTTTGTTGTGAATAGGCATCGTTCCCCAACTTATTCAACCTAATACGCTTCGCCCGTTCACTACTCGCCTTTTTTATACATTTGGGGCAAATGAAAGCGTATTTTGTTTGAAAGGTCTTTCCGCATTTTTCACAGATCACGGGAGCGGCTTCTTTTACCCTTTTCATCGATCATCACCCTTTCCGTCCATTCGAGCGCCGCAGTTCGGGCAGTAGTTCTTCCAGTGGTGTTTCAGCAGTTCTGCTTCTTTGGTGGAATTACACCCCGTATACATTGACTCTCCACACACGGAACAGTTAAGATACTCATACTCGATTACATACCACTCGCCGTGCCGAACCTCTTGCACATCGGCGGCGGGAAGTTCATTTATCAGTCGTTTGCTGATTTCATTATCAATATAGTCGATTGCCGCTTCCCGCTCGATATATTCTTTCATCGTTATCATCCCTTTCCATTAAACACAACAACCATCGAGGCGAACGGAGCCGGATTCACGCTACCTCCAAAATGCACCCTGCCTCTGATGAACTCAACCTTGCCATGAGGCAAGCAATACTCGTGAAACCACCGTGTGTCTGTTCTGGCAGGGAGAAGCATAACAACAGTCGCGTTCGATGTCGCCGCCTTTGCGACCCATTTTACAAGCTGCCTTCCATACGGTGGATTACACCAACAGACACCGCTCCACTCCTGCTTGAGCGCATCGTCCTGTGGCGTGAAATACCTCTCACACTTTGCGTTCTCCGGCAATGCACATAGGTCAATGTCAAAATGATACTGGTCATCGAATCGCTTAAAGAGATCCTGCGGTGTCTCCCACAAATCCGTCTTTGAGCTGTAGATAGTTCGCACTCTCCATCATCCTTTCTTTGTGTCATAGTCCTCGAATCGCTTGCACTTACGGAAGATTCTCTTGTTGTTGCACCACCGCTGCAACCGCTTGATTTCCTTCGACGCATGAGGCTTATCATATACCATCACATACGGGTCGTAGCCGATCTCGTCTAGAGTGTAGATGCGGTATAGATTTTCTTCCATAGTCGTGTTGTAATTGGTAAGCACATACACCGACCGCTTACTAGGGTCTCGTATCTTCCCAAGTTCGAGGTACATATTCAGACCACGCAGGACTGCTTCAGACTGATCCATCAAATCCCATGCAAAGTGGATGTTCTTCATCTTCACAGCGTTCAGAGCCTCAATGTTATTCTCTGTGAGGAGTCTGGCATCGATGCCCTGATTGATATCCACCCATGCTTTTGATTCAGCAAGCTGTCCAAGTAAATCCATATGCTCACGGCAGCCGAGGATGTTCGGATCGCACAGCACGATTTTCTTTTGACCGTCCCACCATTCGCTGAGGTCAGCCACCTTGTAGGATCTCCTGCCTTCCTTTTCTGCTACAATGCAGAACGGGCATCCTCGTGGGCATCCTCTGCTCAAAAAGCCATATGCCGTATCCTTGGTGAGTTCGGGATAGATGGTATAGTCGGGATACATATGCTCGATCTCATACGGGAGAGTGTTTTCCAAACCGTATCCGGTGCCGCCCTTGATGATCTTCTTTGCGTTGATCGGCTCAGGGATATCGGGAGTGTATGTCTCATCAAACACCTTGCTCATGTACACGATGTCGTACTGATCCCATCCCCACCACCATTCAACGATGTCGCCTTGAGCCTTGTGCCATGCGGAGATCTTCATGAGCGCGAGGTTAGGATAGTTGTGAGAGTCCACATCAATGAGTCCGATCCTCATTTCCTACCAGACCTCCTTATCTTTTTCCGAGCCATTTCCCATGCGTGGTTATTGGAATCCTTCACCGCATGGTACGCAAGCGATTCATGCAGTCGCTTTTCACGGATTGCTTCGCTCTTTTGCTTGTCTGCCTTATAGCTCTCACACTCAGCGTGACATCCGACATGGCGTCTGGTGCAACCATAACAATCATTAAACATCTGTCATCACCACATACTGTCCATAGGTGAGGTGTGTGCCATGTGCCTCGTTATAGGCGACAAGCTCCTTCACGACATCGACTACGCTTTTCTTGCGAGGAGCAGCCGCAGCCTTCTGTTTCTTGCGAATCTCCTTCTGACGCTTCAGTTCTCTTGTGTTGCGACATTCAGCACAACGCTTCACGTTCAGCGCACAAGACTCGAACACTCCATAACAGTCCTCACAGATGATCTTCCTCGGTTGTCTGCTTCTAGCCATATCACTGCCCTCCGTTCTGAAGCATCGATAGAAACGGATTGCTGCTCTGCTGCTTCTGTTGCTTCGGAGCAGCCTTGTCCTTCCTCGCCCAAACTCGGATGGTAGCAAGGTGATCTTTGTACGTCTTGCCAGTAGATTTCATGTACTCAGAAAGCCTGTCAATGCGCTCCTGGTAGTCGGAAAATTCAGCAATCAGCTTATCGACATCAGCGTCAGAGAGCAGAACATTCTTGTACACGCCATGCTTGTGCCGGACGGGAGGTTTGGTGGGGACATTTGTGTCCGCACCACCATCTACACTATCCTCTCCTAAACTAACCTCACCTAGACTATCCTTACCTACCCTATACTGGGTTTCCATTTGGTATACCGCTTGGTTGTCACTTGGTATACCATCGGCATCCATCTCTGTATAAGCTCCGTTCTCCTTGCATTCGAGAAGAGCTTTTTCCTCCGCGTACACGGTAGGTTTATAGCGGTCGTTGCGGATGTAATTGTGAATCTTCCAATGCTTGATGACCACAATACCCGATTCAAAGGGAATGATGAATCGCTTCATCACAAGTAGCTTGAGGTCATCATCCGATGCACCGACCATGCGTTGGATTTTCTTCGGATTGTTGATGAAGCCGTCATCGTCAGCTCTCATCGAGAGGTGAAAGTACAGAGCCTGAGTCGAAAGCGGCATATCGATGAATGCATCGCTGTCTATGATTGTCTTAGCAAACATCCTGCGTTCAGCCATCACTCCACCGCCTTAAAAGGGAAGACTTTCATCTTCGCCAACGATTTCCGTGAATCCGTCATTCGGATTGTACGGTGCAAAGTCGTTGTAGTTAACTGAGGATTGATTCTGAGGCGTTTCTGCGGTAATCGAAGGAGAATCATTGCCCTGCTTGCTTTCGGCGAAAAACACGTTATCTGCGACCACCTCATAGGCTGTACGATTGTTGCCTTCCTTGTCGGTGTATTTGCGGGACTGCAATGTGCCAGTCAATGCCATGCGCTGACCCTTGCGGAAATAGCGAGAAACGAATTCTGCTGTCTGCCTCCAAGAAACGATATTGATGAAGTCCGTCTGCTTCTCTTGCCCCTTCGGAGTGTATGCACGGTCAACGGCAAGCGTGAAGCTGCATACCGGCACTTGACTTTGTGTCGTTCTCAATTCAGGCTCGGCTGTAAGTCTGCCGAGCAAACATGTCATATTCATTGATTATTCCACCTTTCTTTCAGTTGCTTAATAACATCGCCGCCGTAGGCGTTTTCGCAAATTTCGATAAATTCATCAACCGTGTACGTCGCGTCAAGAGACAAGCCACGATCGCGGACGAAGGATTCGCGTCCCATTTGGCATGATCCTGTAAGCCAATGGTGCCAGTCGAAGAACAATCGCCCGCTGTACGCTTCGCCCTTCTTGAATTCACCCATGAATTTTTCAATTGCTTCGTCAGCATCCATGTTCTCGAAGATTTTTCCTTGCAACGCGACAACGGCTTCTGCAAGCGTCGATCCGTGGGCGAAATAGCCTTGTCCCTTGACGACATAGCAAGGTGTCAGTGTCAGATCACTGTTGACGATATA